TGCCAACACTGAGCTTGGCGTGGCGCTGGGCTTCTGCCTATAATCCCCGTATCCAGTAATCGCCGCCCCATTTAGGGGCGGCGCAGAAAAAATTTTTTAAAATTGGAGGTTCCAGATGTCAGTGCCGAAATCCAAGCGTAGTGAAAGCTCGATGGAATTTCTGAACGGGGCTTTTGATCTGGAAGGATATACCCACCAGCGGTGTACCGGGAATTTCCCTAAGCACGCCCGGCTTTTTATCGCGGCGGAGATATACAAATTAGCAGCCGAATGTCACACCAATGCAAAGTCGGCGAACAGCATATTTGTCAACAACTCCCACGATGCACAAATGCGGCTGGATTATCTCACAAAGGCGATATGTGATATACAAGCGTTGTATTCCAAGATCCACATTGCCAAGAAATACGTACAGTTTGAAGCGGGAAAAGCCCCGAACTGGGATGTGTGGATAGGCATGGTAGAAAAGGAGGCAACGCTTCTCGTAGCCACGAGAAAGGCCGAGATCGAGAGATACAGAAAGGCAGGATATATGTAGTAATCAAGTTTGGGTTCTGTTCTGCATAAGCCCGGATTGGGGGTCGCGCTCTCCGTACTCCAGTAACAACAATAATTTCTGCGCGGTGTCCGCCGCCGGGGCCGCTACCAATAATAATGCCAACACTGAGCTTGGCGTGGCGCTGGGATTATTTATGATTGGCCCGACAAAGTAGCTTTGGCGAAATCAGTGCCTTAAATAAGGGGAACAGGACCATTGCCGGAAACGGCATAAATGGAACCGTCGCTATGACCGACAGGACGCTGCTTGCATGGATGGGTAGGTGCGTAACCATTTTCATTGTCGTTGTCATACGCAGCCTGAATCGCACCCTACAATACGGCTGTACGGCGGTTATTTCTAAAAGGAGAAATGATGACAAGCGAAGAAAGGCGGGAGGTAAGATATCAAAGACGAAAGGCCCGGCGGCTTGCCAAGAGGCAGGAGCGCCAGCGGGCCTTTGAAGATGTGTTCACTTTTGACAATTTGTATGAGGCATATAGGCTATGCTGCCGTGGCGTTATGTGGAAAGCCAGCACCCAAGTGTACAAGGCTAACGCTATGCTGAATATTCACAACACGAAAAAGCGGCTGTTAAGCGGTAAGTATAAGCACCGCGGGTTTACCGTGTTCCACATCAACGAAAGGGGCAAGCCCCGAAAGATACAAGCCTCCCACATAAGCGACCGGGTGGTGCAGCGGTGCCTTTGCGACCACTGCATGGTTCCCCAGATGTCCCCTACATGGATATACGACAACAGCGCCAGTCAAAAGGGAAAGGGCATGGATTTTTCCCTGAACCGTCTTGACGCCCACCTGCACCGGCACTACCGCAAGCACGGCGCCAGTGGATATATCCTGCAAATTGATTTCAAAGATTTCTTTGGCAGCCTTTGCCACGCCACGGCTTTCCGGGAGATAGACCGGAATATATTCGACCCGCGCCTCAACGCTTTAGCTAAGGCGCACCTGACCTGCTACGGCGACCACGGCGTAGGGTTGGGAGCTATGCCCTCTCAGACCATAGCTATCGCTACACCTAACAGGCTGGATCACTTTATAAAGGAGCAGCTTCACATAAAGGGTTATGGCCGATATATGGACGACAGCTACCTCATACACGAGGATAAGGAATACCTAAAAGAGTGCCTTGTCCGTATACGGGCTTTTTGTGCTGAGTTGGGTATAACCATAAGTGACAGGAAAACAAAGATTATAAAACTGACCAAAGGGTTTAAGTTTTTGAAGATACGCTTCAGGTTGACCGATAGCGGCGCGGTAATCCGCAAGCCTAACCGCAAGGGCATCTCACGTATGCGCCGCAAACTGCGAGTATTCCGCCGTTGGGTATCCGAGCAGCGCATGACATATCAGGACGTGGAAAACGCTGTGGCGTCATGGCGCGGCGGTATGATACGCAGCCGAGCATACTGGGCGGTATTCAACATGACCCGATACTTTAAATATCTATTCAGAGAGGAGATAAAATCGTGTATCGCATAATTAAAGAAAATGAAGTGGTGGCGGTGGTAGACAAACTGCACTTCTGCCGGCCTCAAGCCAATGGCATCCCCTGCCTCACCGATGAGGCAAACGCGCATGGCATTGTCATAGACGATGCTTTTTTTCATATAGAGGGCTTCCCCGAGTGGGAAGGCAAGGAAA